TTTTTGTGGTTGAAGTGCAGCTTCTTTAAGTGACCTAAGCTCTAGTAGTAGCTCAGTTAAGTCAGCTGCCATTCCCTTGGCATCTTTCATGGGCATGACAAAATCTTTGCCACCCCGCATGTCATTACCACGAACCCGTTCAATGAACTTTTGTAGATGTATGCTCAATGCTCTCTCTTTAAAAATTTTGCTAAATTAGGTGGTGTCCAGCCTTCTGGCTTGAGAATTTTTCCATCTTCTCTACGACGAACCTTACCTAACTGGCGATCAATCTTGGCAAAGTTAGTAGCCATCACTTCACGCCATGCTCCTTCGCCGTCTGCGCCCATGCTATTGATAGCACCAGCAACAACAACCATAATGTCTATTAGTGCATCAAGTGTTTCAACTTTATCACCAGCAGCAATAGCTTCTTGCAATTCTGTATATTCTTCTGTAATCAATGTAGAATACATTCTAAACTGGTCGTCGTTCATGCCTGTGATTGATTGTTCACATGCTATCATAAATTTGTCTGAATCTCTGAAAGGGTTCGTAATTTTAATTCTCCTTGGATAAAATATTATAAACTTTCATGTAAATTTTGGCGTCAGCGTCTTCAAAAGACTCACATACAAAATTGCCATGCAAAACAGTCTCAACCAAATATTGATTGTCTGTAATTCTTGATGTGGTTTTAATTTCCGAATCAGGATATTTTACTTTTAATGCTTCATAAAAATCATAAGTTTGTGTTACATATGTCATTTAGGTTCTGCCTCTTGCTTGGAATGGTATGGTCCCTGGTAAGGGTATCGTTTGAGAACGATTAGTTTAGGATCTTGTTCTGCTGTCCAGTGGCGACCTTTCTTAACGGTATACCATCCGGCAGCGTACCAAGATTTACTTTTTTTAGTTTTAGTATATACAGGTAACTTTTGTGGAACGTCCCATACAGGGTTGTATACACGCCCTGCTGCTTGATAACCATGTACTATGTTTGAAGTTTTCTTCTCTGGCTTTGGGATAGTTTCAAAAGTAACATTGATGTTACGTTCGACTAACTTAATAGTTTTATATTGTGCTACTACTTGATTATTGATTTTAACTTGAAATCCACCATCACATGCTTCGATGTTACCAACTTTGTTGTTATCTTGCTGTAAGATCCAAAACTGTTTGTCTATTACTGGTTTGGCAATTAAACTCATTCCCCATCTCCAGCTTTATATAGAGATAATTCTGATTCAAACCAAAGTCCAACATCTTCGGCATTTACGGCTACATACATATGGGTATCTGGTGAGTGCTTTGTAAGATCATACACTACCTCTGTTATTGTAAAAGTTACAGTAACCCATGGTACTCTTACTACATCTCCTACTTTATATTTTGATTCTCTAATATTATCTTTCATTGCTTTATCCTCTTTTTACATTCTTCCATTACTGCTATTGGAAAATCTGGATGCCAGTTTCCAATTAACATACGACAGTCATATTTTACTGTAACACGATCTTTATCTTGTTTAGCTGCTATAAAAGTTAATACTATTACAAATGCTAATACTATAAATGATAATGCTGTAAATATAACTTTAACCATCTAATACTCCACTATAAGTTTTATTCATCCAATTTCCAAATGCTTCTGCAGATTCGCTACATTTATTCAATTCATATTTGCCACAAAACTGTAAGAATCTAACTCCAACTTGCCCTACATCTTTATGACTAATTTGTTCTTTAATACTAGTATCAATGATCAATTTAATATCTTCGGGCTGGGCAGTCAGATCTACTAGTGTTACATTACGTTGATAATCATCAAGTACACGATGTTCTACTCCTTCTGGATCAGTCCAACGCTGTAACATCATGTTATTCCATGCATATCCTTTCTTGCCTCTGTCTTCGAAAGCTTCCGTAAGACCAACCTTTTTCTTAGTACCTTTGACTCTGACTCCGGGGTACGCTGAGAAGATATTATCCGTTGAATCGCCGCGCATACACTTTTCGAAGAGTAGCCATGACGGATTAGCTGGCGCCTTAGGTTCTTTAGTTTTTTTATCGATAACAATTTTGCCTTTATCATTAAAGGTTCCTTCTAAGGTGATCAATTCGTCAGTTATTCCGTTATATTGTTTGACATTTGGTGCTACTAATTGAACGAAGTCTGTATCACTGCTGATAATGACATGTTCATCCTGTGGATGTAATGCAACCCAACGTGCTATAATATCATCACCTTCCGCAGTCGGACATCGAATGACACTACAATTCGTCTTTTCACTCAAGTATTTAGTTAAGGAATCATACGTTTCCCAGAACATTTTATCTTCTTCTGATTCTTGCTCAGTGAGTGCTTGTTTAGCTACTGCGCGATTAGCTTTATAAGGTTTATAAAAGTCTTTTCGCCATGATCGCCCTTCAAGAGCAAAAACTACATGATCAGCTTCGAACCTACGAGCCATTTTATTAGCAGCCATAAGTGTTACGTGGAGCGCAAATCCTACCTTTTCCCAAGTGTCACTAGCACGAAAAGCACCATGCCTGGCACGAAAGAAAAGATTAGCGGTATCTATAAGGACATATTTCATAATGTAAGTATAACAGTTATTGTATTAAAAATCAAACTAAATCTTGAGAAATTATATAGTTTAGTAAAAATCTGTTCCAAAATACATGTCCATCACGTCCAAAATGTTTTGAAGTTGGAGAAACTGTTTCAATATTGGCAATTTGTAGTCTACGTTCATATGTACCGTCTACCCCAGTAGGAGAAATATAAGCATAGTTCCAATCATATGAATCAGTAAATGTATTATTACTATTAAAAAATATGTGTTTGATATTTTGATTGACTAATTTTTTATGAAATTGCCAGATCTTATCCTCATCACTTTTGACAATGTCAGCCCATTCAATTATCACAATACTATTTTGATGCTGAGAATTTACCCATATCGTAGTATCCTCTATGATTTTATCAACTGTATTATCCATTAGCGCACCGCATTGAAATCCTGCCCTAAGTGCAAGGCTTAATAGTTTACCCCAACTAACAGCTAGATTGGCAGGATGTGGTAATTTACCTAGATATACTAAATCAAGGTCATCACTAGCGACAACATAAGGAGTAGCAGCTTCCGCTGCCATGGCATGTGTGCTGCCATTGACATATAACATCATGGTTGGGTAAGCATCTTAAAAGTTTCCGCATGTACTACTCGTTTTCGTAGACTACTTGAACTAAATGAATGATCTCGTCCATTGAAGACTAATTCAATATTTCGTGTATAGCATTCTTGCATTCCGGTAAAATCTTTTTCTTGATATTCTACGCCCAGTATACGAACATCAATGGGCAGAATAAGCAATAGGTCAACTAAATCGTTTTCAGTTTGATATACAACTACTTCATCGACATAGCGACAAGCGGCTAGTTGTATTTGTCTTTCTACGATACTCTGTATCGGTTTGTTTTTGGTATCAGGACGATCAATTGTAGGATCAGTTTGTAAGCCACAAATTAAATAATCGCAGTGATTTTTTGCTTCTGATAGCATAGCTACGTGGCCGGCGTGCATAAGGTCGAACGTGCTGAAGGTAATTCCAATCTTTTTGCCGTCATGTTTAAGTTGTTTAATATGGTTAAAAATCATTCATTACCCTTTGTAAGTCTGGTATCATAACTACAGTATCTAAATTACGTTCAGCTGCTAATGCGGCTACCTGACGCTTGGTATCATTCCAATCAACAATACTATTAATTTTTAAATAACCTATCGACAGTTTATAGAAATCTTCACTAGAAGTTTTTAAGTCGCCAACATCTTTAACACTAAATTCATTAATTAATTTAGTCTTGACTTCTTGTGGCAACGATTGTATTGATTGCCAGTCTGGGTTATTGACCCACATGAACCCAGCAGTCCAATTTGGAAAATCTTTTTTCATGAAATTTATAAAATCTTCCATAGTAAAGATATTGAAAATATTTACTACGCTATGTGTCGCTAGCTTAATATTATCAAAATATTTCCACCATGTTTCGTATACTCGCATAGCTTCTACTATATTTTGAAATTTACCTGGCCAACGATTCCAATCGTTAATAAGGTCTATTCCATCTATGCTAACAAGAAATTTAACATGTTTACATTTTTCTATCAATGTTTTTAATCTTTGATTAGGCAACATGGTGCCATTAGTATTGACTACTAACTCAACTTCAGATAAATTCACAGCTTCTAATAGTTCACAAAATCTTTCTGGTTCCATAAATGGCTCACCACCAAGTATTTTAAGAGTTTTTAGTTTTGACAAATCCCACTGTGTCCAATCAAACTTATTGTCAATAAGTTTTAATCCTTTTCGGCCTGCTTTGATATTTTCAGTACTCCATTTAGTAGAATTAAAATCACCGCATCCTACACATGCCAAGTTACATAGATTACTAAAAGAAACTTCGAGGTCTTCTAATGGGACCAGATTAGCATCAGTCGGAGTAAGATAATATAAACTACTAAGTCTACCACTATGAGTGCCAACTGATTCCATTTCGTAACACTTTTCACAACCCTTCACTGGATTGCCGGCTAACATTTCTTCTCTAATGTTATTCCATTCAGTAGAATTTCTAGCATCGTTAGTAGTATTGCTATTAGCAATATTTAATTTTCCATTTGCCGAAAGCCAATAACAACATGGTTTTACTAGTCTAGTAGGATATATACAAGCACCACGCCATGGATACGAACAAAGTGATTTGTTTTCAGACACTAGCTGACCTCGCTACGTCCGTCGCCCATATCTCGTGTCTTAACAACACGATTGCTCATAGCTTCATATTGTTCATATGTTTCCAATACTACATTGCGGCATACATTAGTGAACCAACGATCTACAATGTCAGCATCAGTGTCATTCTGGTCCATCATATAACCATGTCTAACTAGATCAGCAATAAACTTTTCGTTCCAATCTAGTTCGAACGAACCCATGCCCATGCCGTTTGGATCAATATCCATGCTAATAATATTGACATAAGCTTCGCCGCGATCTGTGGCTAACTCTTTAGCTGTCTTAACTGGGGGAGTAGGTGCTGCTGGTTCTGTTTGTTCTACTGGTTTCTTTGTAAACCAACTTTTAATTGTATTAAACATATTATGTGCCCCACTCATTTTTAAACAACGGAACTTGTAATCGATCACTGTAACGTAATCCGTTTGCCATTGCTAGTTCTGCTACACGACGATTGTTAAGTGCATATACACTTTCAACCCCGCCAACTGGCATCAAATAAACTGGACCTTTAAATCCTGCTGTTTGATAAATCTGTGTAACCGCCAATGCTTCTTCAGCATCTTCTTCAGTAGCCACTACAAACTTTAGGTAAGCATAGCCTGTGTCTTGATAGTCTAAAACAATTTCAGGTTTAATAGCATCTTCGCGCAACTCACCTGAATTACTAAGTTTAGCACTGATCGAAAATGTAACTTCTCTTAAAAATCCTGGTCCATCTAATTGCCAAGACTTCAAATATTTTTTGAAGTCAGTAGTTAAAGTTTGCGTACCATTAGTTTCAAAAGTAATTTCACGCAAGTTTTTCATCTTATCATGATTTAGCAAGTCTGGGTAAGCACGTTGCCATCCTAATAATGGCTCGCCGCCTGTAATGACTAGATGTTCCATTGCCCATTGTTTATATGGAAGAATATCCATAATATGATCTGCAATACCATCAGTTTCCATTAAGGGACTTAGATCTTTAAAACGTGGATCCCAACTAGCATAGCTATCACAGCCAGTGCTAACCAATGGTAAATCTTCGTAATGTTCATAGGCTGTAGGATCAATCTTAAGATACTCTACTGTCTTCTCACCTTTGGGCATACCAAACCCTTCGCATTTGAAGTTACAGCCAAATGTACGTAAGAATACACTAGGTACTCCCATATATCGTCCTTCGCCCTGAATACTATAAAACAACTCTGCTACTTTTAGTTTACTCATTATTTTCCTTTATCTATAAGTATAACACATACTAGTTATAATTTGTTCTCTGGTTTTCATATTCTCTTTCCCATTCTAAGTGGTTACGCATTGCTGCACCGGAGAAGAACTTATTACCCACTTCAAATTTAATACCATTTAAAGTAAATGATTTTAGTACACGGTCTCCGTTCCACCAGCCACGCTCACAATTGATATAACCTTCCGATTCCAGTCGGGTTCGTAGTGCTTTAAACTCAGGACTGTCATCATTTCTGACACTGATCATAGGTTGGTAACCTTTTAAAATTCTAACTAAATCATCAGCAGTAGGATTCTCTGGATTTTCCAAACTACTGATGACTTCATGTATAGATACATCAAAGGGTTTTGATTCGTCAATTGTAAAATTCATGTTAGTCGTTTTTATTGCCAAACAATTGTAACAAATTAATAAAGATATTAATGAAGTCCATGTATAAAGACAATGCACCACGTACTTCAGATGCTGGAGTAGAATCTACACTAAGTTCTTCGCGAATTTGTTGTGTATCATACGCAGTCAATCCAAGAAAGATAATAATAGCAAGTGCGCTAATAACCATTTGCATTACGGTACTGCCGATAAAGATATTAACAATACTGGCAATGACAATGGCGATTAGTCCAATGAACATAAACTTACCTAAACTATCTAGACTTTGTTTAGTAAAATATCCATAAAAACTCATAATACCAAATAATATAGCAGCACCCATAAATGCGCTGACAATTGATCCCATTGTAAACACAGCAAAGATCGTAGCAAAGCTCAATCCCATTAGTGCCGCAAATCCATACAAACATAGTTGAGCAACTGTTTTGCTTGGATTAGTTCTTAGTACAAAGATAACACCAAATACTGCTGCTATCGGAGCAAAGATTACGATCCACTTTAAAATTCCTGTGAAAAAGAATTTCAGTAACTCTGGACTAGTTCCAACAAAGTAACTTACTAACATTGATACGATTACTGCCAAACTCATATATCCATAGACGCGACTCATTGCGCTATTGAGTTCTTCTGCTGACCGATAAGTTACTGCTACGGTATCGGCTTCCATCTGATTTGTATTAAACATAATAATTTCCTATTTTAAAAATCATTTACTCCACCAGTTTTCCCAGGGGAATTCTATCCAACAATCTTCTGTGAACTTGTTAATTGTAACAGAACTATAATTAATAGCAAGCTCTGATTTGCTCACTTCGTTGTCATATAATGTAGCTATGCGAGTACTCTTACCCCATACATGATCCCAACGTTCATCACGTCCTAAACAGCCGTCTTCCCAATCATGTTTGATCCAATTTAGTGTAGC